GCTAGATTATTATTTTTGTCGGTTTTTACCCAAAATGCAACATGCTCGCCCTTTGGGCTGACTTCAACACCGTTAACTATTTTGTTTTTATTCCCTTTTCCTTTGTCATCAAATGGCGTTTCAATTTGTTCGCCATCGATTAACTGTATTTTTATTCCTGTTTTTTCTAATCTCATTACAATAAGAGCATCCCCGCCCAAATAGGCAGTTTTAAAAGCATCGGTGGCTTTTGCGTGCAAGTTCTGGCGACCTGAATAGTCGCTTAATTTCGATTTTGCCCAAAGGTTAAATAACCGCTCTTTTTTATTGATGTTTTCGTCACTAACTTGGTTATAGCCTAGTAATTGCAAAACTTCGTTTTCTGGCTCATATTCAAACTTTAAACCCGTACCAACGCACCATTTAAAGAATTTACCAGTAATTAACTTAACTAAATCAGTTTTAAGATCTAATTCGTAAGCCCGAAGTCTTAACTTTAAGTGATCTGGCTTTAAATCGTAAATATTACCAAGCTCTCCAATGGTTTTTTCACCGTCGAAAGCAGCAGAGTAGACTAGGTTGTTTGTTCTAGGAAAAGCTGGCATGTAATTACCTCCAAAACTATTAGGATCTAATTTTTTTAGCTCGCTTTTTTGCTTGCCTAGACCGCTTTTTTTATCAGCTTCTTTGGATTCCTTATTAAAAAAGTCGTACCAAGCCATAAATTAATAGTTTAATCGACCTCTTAATATAGTTGTTCGGCCGTTGTAGCGGTTAATATACATTTGTAGCTGAGTTTCTAAAGCCTGTATTCCTTTGATTATTTGATCTAAAGATCTAAATTCTGTGCTAATTTTCATCTGACCATCATCTAAAGTATAAGAAGCTGTTCCAGAATCATCAATAGCATCAATCATTTTATCATACATAGAATCGATTAAAAGCTCTATAGCTTCAATCTTAGCCTTGTTTGTTTCTCTTGATGTTATGTATTCAGATAAGGTGTAAACTACTATTCCCATAAAAGCAAATATAATAAAAAAAAGCTATTGAGGTTAACAATAGCTTTTTTATATATTTTATTTCCAGAAAATTACTTTCCAATTAATATGAGGCATATCAAAATGGAATCTTTTTTTAGTTACAAAATAGGTGCAAAATGATTCTTTTGTTTCTCCGTCGCAATCGATTAAAACCTGATATTTTTTTTCTTTGTTAGGTTTTGTATCTTCTATTTTATTCCAGTTTTTAAAGCCTATTTTTTTCATCTTACAAGGCTATCACTACCTACATAGCTAGGTCTACTGTGCATTTCTATATCGCACATTGTTTGATTAAAAACTATATAATCATTTTTAGGAAAGTTATCCATTACAAATAAATGATATTTGTTTTTAGTAGCGTTTGTTTTGTTTGCACATTTCTTAGCTAGTTGGTTTATTGTAAGATTTTTCATGGCTTTATATTTTAATTATACTCAAATATAAGATTAACATAAGCTTTATAAACTACTATTAACAAAGTTTTAAGGGTTTACTTATGAAATAACCCTTTTCCACTATTCCCCAACAAACTCCACAAAACTAGCCCAATCTAAATGCCTAAATTTTGAAGGATTGCTTCGCTTAATTAAATCCATGTAGATGTAAGGAGCCGCAATGTTATAGATTTCAACGTCCCAAAAGTGATTCTCAATCATTGTAGTTTTTTTATCCCACTTGTAACCAACTACTTGACCGTTCTCTTTTACCTCCTTTCTTTGCTCGCTTTCAAAATGTTTAAAATAGTCCTTAAAACTATATTTTCCATCCCTAGGAGTTGGAAAATTCATAAACCCTGGAGGTTGTGTTCCGTCATCCGTTTTCCTGAGCTTCATATAACTGGCCAGCTCATCTTTTAACTGATCGACCTCCGCTATATATAGTTTAGGATTTTCTCGGCTCCTCTTAACTGCTGGCGTATCTTTTGATTCAGATCTAAACTTTTTATCCGACCTTCCTTTTATTCCATATACAGGATTATTCCCATCAAACATTCCTATAAATTGATCCGCATACCTCGTAAAATGACCTGTATCAATTATTGAGATACTGATAATATATTCGGTGCCACTTTGCCCTATAAAATCGCTTTTTATTATTTTCTCTAAAACAGGCCATACGCTGTTTTTCTGACCGTGCATATAAGTAAATTTTTTTCTTTGGTCATCGCTTTCAATTTCCTTTTTAGATTTTGTATGTTTTCGCTTAAAGGTTCCAATAGCTCCTTGATCGATTGAATACTTAACACCGTTTGCAGCGTATGCCGATATAGCCCAATCTATTCTTACATCCTCAATATCTTCATCCGTATTCATGATTCCACCTAAATCAGCGGCAAGTGAAATAAAAACAATCTCTCCGTTTCCATCTTCTTTTGATAATTCATCAGGAATTTCGCCAATTTCATATTTACCTGTGTTTTTCATTAATTGCATAATCTTTGGAGCCTCGCCCCTTTCCTCAAATGGTAAACCCAAACGAACATTATAAAATGCCTTTAACATATCAACGTTTACAGGTTTTTTTGGCGGACATGCCTCTAAAAATTCCTTAACAAGATCTGACCAACTAAAAAATCCTGCTGGAATAATCAAAGAATTAATATAGTAACTTTTATAATTTTCCTCTATTGCTTCGGCGGTTGCTATCCAATCCCCTTGTTGATTTAATTCATGTTTTGATTTTTGACTAACCTTATGACCGCAATGTGGGCACTTGTATCTTACACTATTTTTTATTAACTTATTATTTTCGTCAGTTTCCCAAACTATTCCCGCACGTTTATTATTTACCAAATTAATTTGAAAATCTGTCGGCATCCATCCCTCGCATTTTTCGCAAAGCCAATGCCATTTTCTTTGATCGCCCTTTAAGTAAGACTCATAAATATTTGATGTTTGAGTTTCGGTTGGTGTGGAAATAAGAAACATCTTTGATAAATTACCAAATGAAGTTTGTCGAGCTTCTACAAGCTTAACAATGCTACCTTCTTTTTTATCGCTTTTTGGAGCAGCATCGAAATCATCCATAAAAACAGTCTTAACGCTGAAAAATCTAAACTTTCCAGCGTTATTAGTTCCTTCAATAATTGCAGAGCCGCCAGCAAATTCCTTTGATAAATCAGTATCTCCAGATCTCTGTCCTTTTGATCTTATAGTGTTGGGCCTTATCAAATGCTTTAAATTACTGGCTTGCATTATATTATCAAACCGCTCCCGAATTGTTTTCTTTGCCAAATCTTTATCTCCAGCCGTAAACAAAAAATTATCTGGATTTTCAGAAATTATGTAGGCCATCCCAGGGACCACTAAACCTTGAGTAATTCCAGATTGAGCGGATTTCATAACCGCAATTATTCTGGTCGGATCGCTAGGGTGTAAGCAATCTACAATCTCCCTACAATATGGCGCAACGTCGTAACTCATTCGTCCATTATATCTGGAAACCTCTTTTGGTAGAAAAATATTATCCTCAATCCATTTGCTAGGAATCTCTTTTACAGATTTATAGCTATAGAGTTTTTCTTGAAAACTATTTACTTTGTCTTTCCATTGTTGTGCTATCATGGTGTTATTTTCTTTGGCTATGTGCTGTTATCGTAGTTTTATTTTCTTTGCCCTCTGTTTAGCGTTTCTGAATATTCCTCAATTGCGTTATCTAATTCCATTTGAGATAAGTTTTTTGATTTTTCAACGTTCAAATTTATTATCGTGGAAAGTTTGTCCGTGATCTCCGCTAGTTTATTCCTATCCCCTTCCGCTAAAATTTCACAATATACACTGGCTAAATTTTCCGCATCACTTTGAAAAGTTGAAAAAATACTTTTATTGTGAATGTTTAATATTTGAAAAACTAAATCGACTGGAATTAATTTACCTGCCATCTTTTCAATTTTTAATCGCTCATGCTCCGCTCTGTATTCTACTAGCTCTGCATCAGCTTGTTTTTTTCTTAATGTCCAGTCAACAATTTTCTGGCTATTTAAATCAGCGGCACTAGGGGGGGGATTATCGTCTTGATCTTTTTT